GGGGTGGACTAGGTCACAAGTGACCTAACCTGGACTAGCCAGTATTAATGTGTGGCACCCTCGGGAAATGCATCCACACGCAGCATTAGATGTTCATTTGTCGGTTCATAACGGCACGAAGGGAGTTCCCATTTCCATTCTTGCCATTACCACGTTTTCCGTTGCCATTACCGTTGCCATTGCCGATTAAGGCTACAGCATTGTTTCCGTAGGTGGTAGACATACTAGGATATCCAATCAACCTATCAGCAGTCCCAATAGAATTGAGGCCACCGAGCAGCTGAGATACGATGTTCCTGGCCATGCCTGCCAAACCAGCAGTACCCACCTTCTTGACCTGAGCCATGATTAAGGGCAGGATACCACCGTCATTAAACTTAGCCGGAAAGGTATGTGGCAGTGCAGCCTCCAATGTCTCTGCCATCTTAATGGCATCCTCATCAGATGGAGGGGGAGGCTGTTTAAATAGTTGCAACTCAGAGTTCGTCTCACCGCAAAATTGGTAGTGAGTGCCATAAATTATGAGGACCGACGCTTTGGGGTCAGCATTGGTCACATAATCGATATGCCATTTGCCTGACATATCAACCATGTCCCTCTTAATAGTGATCGGGTCCAATACCACAGGGTTTGTGGTCTGGCCAGCTCTAATGAGAGGTCTCCATTCACGGCAGGAAGTAAAATCCAGATACGATTTACCACGAGCTTGTCGGCTCGTAGCTCCCTCGATCCAGTTGTTAGAGTAGCTTTTCTCATCAGCTTGGAGCAAAGCTTCAAAGCTAAACTCAGGGGTGATGGAATATCTGGCTACATCAGCACCAACAACAGTACTAGCAACCTCAGTATCACGCCTCCTCAAATTTTGATTATTCAAGGGGGCTGCTGGGGCCACGGGACCACTGAAAGTGACAACTGGAGTTCCACCTGGACCTGCTATCGTTACAGTGCTCGACGCGGGCGAATAATTTATAGTGGTTAGATTGATGTAATTCGCCGGAAGAACAACGGAGGTGCCGGTGGTATTGTAAATCGATATGCTGTATGAGTTATTAAACTGCAATACTCTGCTGATCAACGGATCATCCCATGCGTGCCAACGAACGCCATCAAAGAAGAAAATTCTTGTGGCTGACCGCTGTAGGGACATAGTGAATGATGTGAAACCAGCAGGGGCATTGATGACGGGTGGTAGAGCATCTGGGCCCACTAACCCACCCGGTCCAGCATATGAATATGGATTGAGTGCACTATTGAATTGTAAGGACGCTGTTGCAATTCTGCCCTTAAATTCTGTGGCATTAGCTACTGGTGCCATGGTCAAATAACGCCCCCAACGACGGATCTCTCGGATAGAAGTTAATAATCTTGGAGCTGTTCCAAAAGTGTCGAAGTAAGGGCGTATTAGCCGTGGACAATGCCACCCAACCGCCATGTTTGGAATTCCACCAACTACCACACCCTCATCATCGTAAATCGTGTAATCGAGTGGGTTATGCCATGATGGCAACTGTTGGTTCAACCAAGCTTCTGCAGGAATACTGTTGAGTACCCAGCGAAGAAATGGTCGAATAGTGGCGGCGGATATGGTGCTGGGAAAAGCCACAGACACCAATTGTTGCATATAGTAGGGAGTCAGGAAAGTGACGATATCCCATGACTCATCAGGCAACCAATCAGGCTTGCTTATCACAAACTGATCACGGGTTTTGCCTGGGGTTGCAGATTGGTCGCATCCGTCTGGTGGACCAGCACAACTAGTTGCGCCGGACGGTGCAATAATTTCTTGGACATATTGTGCCCCATTGTCAGAACAAGGCTGACAGTTCTTTACCATTTGGTCTAGTGTTGATCGTTGAAAGTCAACACCATGGCTGCGATCTCAGATTCCATAATTCTTTGAGTTGGAACATCTATATCAAAACTCAAGGCAAACCAAGCTCTAGATTCGTCACTAGGCATGAGAAAATCATCCGAACAACGGTTGGTTGCCAATCTGTATTCATTGAAGTACCATTTAAATTCACCTCCAAATTCTCTGTATTTCGCAGCAAGGGCAGCAATTATAGGCATCTCGGGAGAGCAGCACCCTTCTCCTATGCCGATGGTCATTAAGTAGTCCCGCCAGTTGACTGGTAGTGTTCCACACTTAAATAGGGCACGTGATAGACTCCTCATCGGATTTCTACACATAATCCATCCTAGAGTGGAACGTACAGGAGAACTTTGGCAAAACTCGATCTCGGAAAAACTTCGAACGATATTCACCTTAGACTCCATGCCAGTGTCTCCAAAGCTAACTTCAACAAAATGCTTGGTAAATACCACACTATCATCACCATCTAGATAAATAATGCAGTCTTCACCAAACTTGTGTTTGAGCAGTGCATAATTAATTACACAATTGCCCAATGCAGTGTTAGCATCACCACTCATCCTTCTCGCTTTGCACTTATAACGAATGCCATTACGCGTAGAACCAGTGTTGTTGATTTGTTTAGACAATAGAAACTTTAACCATCTGTCGTTGGGATAGCACGATAAATAGAATTCGTGCTCGAGCTTGAGGAGATCTCGGTTGACTCTGCTATCAAATTTAGAATGGTCTATTAGATATATATACGGTGCATCAAAGTGATTATACATCTTCCATAATGTTTCACCGCGATCTAGAGCATTCTGTCCTTTAGCCACGATCCGAA